CACTTTTAGGAAGTTCTGCAATATCTTGAATATTGACATTTAAGAGATTTGCATCAATTCTTTCAGCAATTTTTTCTTCCGACATTTCAAGCGTAATGTACAGAACATTTTTACCTTGTAGAAGAACTGATGCTGCCACGTGACACATAAACAAACTTTTTCCAGCTCCTGTTCCAGCTAAACAAATATTAAGAGTTTTGTTGGGGAGACCGCCTTTGGTGATTTTGTTAAAATACTCAAGATCAAATTCAATTTTATCCTCCTTTCTTCTATAAGATTCATAACGTTCTTCATAATCCTGAAGATAATCGTGTCCAACGTGATTATCAAAACTTACTGCAAGAGCATCGGAAAGAATTGATGGAATTGAATCACGATTTTTTTTATCATCACCACCATCCGCAATATGAATAGATTCCATAAGTGCAAGATAGATTGCCCTATCACGACACCACTTTTCAGTAGTATCAACAACCCAGTTCTTCTCTACAGGAACATCTTCGAGAGCAAAAACTACATTCAGAGTTTCTTTAAAGGTTTCTTCATTTAAGTCATTTCTTTTTTCTAATTCAATACAGAGAACTTCTTTGGTAGCGAGTTTATTATATTCTGAAATAAAGGAGTATATTTCTTCAAATACAATTCTTTGATTAGAATCTTGGAAATAATCTGCTTTAATAAACGGTAATACTTTCCTAGTATAATCTTCATTATATAATAGGTTTCTCAAAATTAGAAACTCAATTTTCTCCATTTAATTTTATGCTCCGTAACTAAATTCGCCTTTAGCAATTACATCAAGTTTTTCCATTACCTCATCAGTAAAATACTTTTCTGGACTTTTAAGAATCTCTTTGGCATAGATTTTCTTACCATCAATCTCATAACGACCTGCTACGTTCTTCCAGAGTTCACCCAATTCACCAAGTTCAAGAAGACCATAGTGACGGTCAAGACCCCGTGAATCATAGAATAGACGAATTTCTACTTGTTGATTTTCCTTACTTAAACGTGATTTGTGAGTCTTTGCCTTGATAATGTTTCCAATTACTTCGGTTCCATCTTTCTCCTTTGACTTAGAAAGATAGATGATTGTAGACGCTGCATATTGTAGTCCAGAACCACCCGACATTTGCTTTCCACCATAAAGACTCATACTATCATATGTGTGATTTGTAACTAGCATAGGAATCTTTGCCTGTCCCAATTTGAGAGTCAGCATACGAAAGGCACCTTTGATAAGTTGTGCCTTAGTCATATCCCGCGTATCTTTCTCAGCCAAGGCATCATTAATCTCTTTATTCGTTGAAAGCATTCCCAGAGAGTCCAATACCAAAATACAAGGATTTCTTTCATCCTCTTTTTTCTTTAGGTAAATATCAACTGCCTTAAGTGCTTTTGTGCGGAATTCTTCTACCGTAACTACATTGACAACCACCAAACGATTTGTGTCAACTCCCCTACTTTCCAGAAGGGACTTTGTGACTGCTGCTTCAGTATCAAAATACAGACAATATCCAGTAGGATTATTATCAAGGAAATTTTTAACGACGGCAAGACTGAAGAAAGTTTTTCCAGTAGAAGTTTCTCCAGCGATTGCAGTAATCTTATTCCCAGATACACCACCAAATATACTACCAGATACAAGAGCGTTAAAAACGTACGAACCCGTATCCACATAAGTTTCAGTTTCATCAATATCCGAAGCAAGTTGGGTGTATTCTCCACCAATTTCTTTTACAATATCTTTAAGAAAGTCCATATTTATTTGCTATTTTGATGTGTGTATTCAATCCAAAAACTCCATAATTTATTATAAAGTTTTCGATTTTCTTTTACCCTTTCAAGTATATACTTGAGTTCTTTTTCTGAAATAGGTAGATTCATTCTATCACTAAGAGAAGAAAGAATCAAGTGTAACTTTTTTCTCATCATCCCACCCGATAGCATTTAAAATTACTTTGAGTGGTTCAAGAAATCCTTTTTCAAATTGAGTATCATAATCAATATAAGAATTTAGACCCAATTCTTTAGGAAAATCTTGAATGAATGATATAACATTTTCATAGATTGGATTTGGTTTTTTTAAGTAACAATATTTAATTTTCTCTCCATTTTGTATCAAAGAATATTTGTTTGTTAATTTTTTTTCTTTAATATGATGATTGAAAAGCAATGCCCCACGAACATTAATTGGAGTTCCTTTACCATAAATGCCGTTTGAACATTTATATTTTATTACATCAGAAACTGATCGAGGAAATGAAATTTCTTCTGGAGATAATTTGTAAAAGTCAACTCTGCATTTTTCAATGAAATTTATAATATCAGTTTCGGTTCCATTCATCATTAGTTTTAAAGCATTTTTAATCATCTGACGGCAAGGTGCTGGAGTTGAAGATTTAATTGCTTCAATACCCATAATTTTAAGTTTTGGTTCAGTATAGCGAACACCCTCACTATCCCAAACGTTCATAATATAGCGTTTCTTGGCAGTCCAAATTCCACGGTCAGCAATATTCTCCCGCTTCATCTGCATTTTCTGGTCATATGCATTCATATACTCCGCCAGTTCTTGGTAGCAACCTTCAATATACTTTTCAAGTTCCACTTGACAGATCTTATCAAGGAACGAAACAACGCTTTCAGTAGTTTTCTCTCGTCCTTTGTATATAGTTTCAACCAGAGGACCCATATGAAGATAAATGGAGTCAGTGTCAGAAGCAATAACATAATCCACATCCTCAGTTTTAAGTAGTTTATTGAAATATGTATTCATTTTACTCTCAATCCAACGAATTGCAACTTGCCCAGACAAGGTAATTGCTTCAGCATTTGCTAATTTAAAGTACCTAAACCATTCATTTCCAATGGCTCCATAAGCAGAGTTAAGAGAGATCTTTTTTGCCATTTGAATGTTATTACATCTGGAAATTTCCTTCTCCAATTCTTTTGTTTTTTTCTTCTCATACTGTTTTTTTGCATCAATCATTTTTTCCTTAAAAATGACACGATCATTGTACATTTTTTCCATTAGTTCCGGAAGAAATCCACGGATATCCTTGCGATACATAGCACCATTAGGGCACACTGCATAATCACCATACTTCTCAAAAGTAAGTTCTTGATTAAGAATCTTATCTACAGTTACAGTAGGGTGCCTTTCATCAACAAGAGTTTCTGGACTCAGATTGAATTGCATAATTAAATGTGGATATAGACTGTTTAAATCGAAATTAACAACCCAATCATAAACACCCGGAACAGGTTCTTTTACATAAGCACCAGCATACTTCTCATTTTTATCAGTTTTTTCTTTTGGTGGAATAACCGTATTTCTCTTCTTCAAGTAATTGTAGATAATAGTGTCCCACATTCTAACCTGTGAAAACACATCCTCATAGTTCACTTTACCATCATATGCCATCGTAAGAGCAAGTTCAATCAGTTTCATCTTGTCTTCCAAACGGTCAACAAGTTCTACGTCAACAATATTATATTCTACAAACTTTTGCCACCCCCTGGTATAAAAGTCCTTGAAAGTATCAAACTCGGAGTGATCTAATTTTTTCTGCCCCAGTTCTACGCTTGCAATATGATCTAGACGATACGATTCCTGATTAGAAGTTGCTGGAGACCACTTATAAAGTTTTAAATAATCTAGTTGAGATATTCCCTTAATATCATAACAAATCTGTTGACGATTATTTACCCACACTTCATTTTGAGAAACTAGTCCCCAAGGAGAAAAACATTTTGCTCTCTTATCACCAAGAACTCTATTCAATCTTCCGCAAATATAAGGAATATCAAAAAATTCAATGTTCCACCCAGTTACTACCTCTGGAGTATTATTTTCCCAATAATGAAGAAATGAATTAAGAAGAGCATATTCAGATTCACATTCAATATACTTTACATTCTTTTGAGTATTATTAAAAGATCTTGTTCCCCAAGTAATAATCTGCTTAGTGGTGTAATCTTGAATTGTAATTAATAGTATTTCTTCAACACACTCTTTTGGATCAGGAAATCCATTTTCTGAAGTGGTTTCAATATCAAGAGTCACCAATTTAATTTTAGTAGTATCAAACTTAATTTCATCTTCTGGATATTTGTCTGATATGTACTGGTACACATATCGTTCATTTCCATAAATCTTAAAATTTTCTATACCGTCATACTTTTTATAAAATTCACGACAATCTTTCACTGAACCAGGTTGAATTGGTTCTACATATTCTCCTTCTAGAGTTTTGTATTTTGATTCATTTTTTGATTTTACAAAAAGAGTAGGTGAATACTCTTCTTTAAACATAACGTGTTCACCATTATCATAACCGCGAACGAGAAACTTATTCCCGATCATTTGTACGTTTGTGTAAAAGCGCATTATTTAGTAAGATTTTGATATTTTTCAAGAAGAGTTGGTTTTGGATTAGTAAGAGTTAGTATCTTTTCGGAACTAATCATAAAAGTAGTTTCACTAGTAACATCAATTAACCAAGGAGACAATGTTTCATCTTTATGAAGGACAAATGGTTTAATTAACTTACAATCGGGTTCACCAATATCTACACCAACTTCCTCAATCTGTGTTACTAACATCAAGTTGTTCTGTAATACTATCAATTTCGTTTCCATTTTCTAATACCTGAGTTTCATACATTTCTTTAAGTTGAGAATTTGGTTCCACAAGAGTAACAATCCACTCAGGAACAATTTCTATTGTTGTATCTTTAGACAGTGAAGGCCATTGATGCAATGAAATACTTACCATATTTCCAGCATCTTGATCATCATCAATTACTTTATAAGATCCATTGACAAACACTTTGCATGGATTTTCTAGAATATAGCAAGCAAGTTTTTCTCCATAAAAACCTTCTTTAACATCTGAAATTATATTTTCTCCAGATTTGAAGATTACAAGTTTTACAGTCATAATACTCTCATACGTGTATGCACTTTAACATAAAAAAAGAGGGATGTCAACTGAATTTTGCCAGTTCACCCCTCTAGCGATAATGATATTAAATACTATTTAAAACCAAACTTTCTTTTGCTGATGTTCCGGAATAATTCGTTTCAACTCAATAGTCAATAATCCATCCTCAAAAACTACATTACAGACTTCTACATCGTCTGATAAAGTCCAAGATCGGGTGAATGCCCTTTTTGCCAATCCCTGATGTACATATTCAACATCTTCCTTTTCAGTTTGCCCTTCAACGAAGAGTTTACCTGATTCGGTAGTTACAAAAATTTCTTCTTTTTTAAATCCTGCGAGAGCAACTTCCAATCTAAAAGTAATGTTATTTTCTTTAACTAAATTGTACGGTGGATAATTTGATTCAGTTTGATGCAAGCTTCCCATTCTATGAAACCATTCGTCCATACCAATTGAATACCTGTCAACATCTCTTAAAAATTTTTCAACATTGTCAGTTTGATACTTTGCAAGTAAATTCATTTGTTTTCTCCTTAAAAAGCGAGGTTTATAATGTCAAACCCGAAGCATTTGACATTATTAATTATACAAGATCATAAAAAAAGTGGGATGTAATTTCCCACCATTTTTATTCGGTTTACTCCCCTACTTCCTGAGATCGTTTCTTAGATCCAATATTATATTTTTGTTCTAATTCCCACTCACCCTTTTCTTTAAAAGGAAGAACTTTAATTTGATTTAGAGGTGCTATATCAGCAATTTTGTCTGGATTTACTACAGACACAAGTCCCCAATCAGCGAGAAGATGAACAATTCTGTTACGACGTTGTATATCATTTACAGTAAGATTTGCATGTTTGCCATCAAGAGCGAAAAGTTCTTTAAAACTTACAATATAATATCGTCCTTGTTTATGGAGAATATGAGCACTCTG